TTATGTAAAAGGCGATCCTGGTCTACGGCGACAACATGACCACGAATCCCCATCCCATGCGATCGCAATAATTCCTAGCAGCATTCCACTTGGCCTCGTCAACATCGTCGTGCCGACCCTTCATCTCGTACAACACCCGGTCCTCGTGGCAGAAGAAGTCTGGAATATAGTTCCGCGTCGTTCCATCCGGGTGGACGTAAGGAATCGTGATCCCATGATTCTTTGTCACCTCGTACCGCCTCTCGATACATGTCTGAAAGAAGATGGACTCCCAAGACGAATGCATGTGCTCCTCCTCACCCGTCCACGGACTGACCAAGGTCTCCTGCTTGAATGGAGCCTGCGGACCAATCTTATTCTCGGCGAGGAGCTTGATGGCACGCTGCGAGGCCTCTTCACGTAGGAGGGGGGCGAGGGGAGATTCTGACCAGAAGCGGTGGACGCCTTGCCTTATTCTATCTGCATATGAAGGATCCGAATCATACTGAAATTGTTTAGACTTACGCATCATATCTCTATATGCATCAGTTTTCATCATTTTTCTGATTCTATTGCCATGAATCTCCCAACGTTTCTTTGCACCCTCAGAATAATTCTTTAATTGTTCTTCGGTTCTCTTTAATCCGAATATCGGAGATTTTTCTCCTGTCTTTCCTGACATGGGATTGTTGGTCCCGCTAGCTGCACAGGACTTGGAACAGAAACGAGAAAAGCCTCCTTTTTTGTAAGGAAGCTTTGTCCCGCAGCTGCAGTGTGGCCAAGCACCGTCATATTCATGTTTGACTACGTAATCAGGATACGTCAAACCGTGAGAACGTAAGTGGTATCCTAAAGCATTCTGCGCCGAACATTCATGTCCGCATTCTTTGCATGTGATCATGATCTAAATATACATGGTAACATGCGTTTTGTAAAAGTCATGACTACAAAAAGAAGAAAGGCCCTCTTTCGAAGGCCTTTCCTATCAAAGATGGTCGTTTCCGACTATCATATGATATTCATGTCCAAGCACGTCACGGTCCCGTAGAAATCGCTGCGGACCATCTTCTTGCCGTAGCGGGTCATCACGCCCTTGCGGGGTGTGAAGTCCTCAGGCGCGAAGATGGTTGGTGTCACGATGAGTGGCACGTACGGGGCGTAGACGTAGCCGGTCTCGAGATAGCTGCCGCCCTTGTAGCCGACGAGGATCTTGTTTCTGACGAAGTAAGGATCCTTGTAGACTGTGAAGCGGTTGCTGAGAGTACCGATCGCCTCTGCACCGATGGTGAATGGCGAACCAACCTGTCCTTCGCCGTCCATGGAGAACTTTGGCTTATAGAGCACAGAGGCCTCGAGGATGGTTGCGACGTCCGGGCCGCAAACGAGGAAGTTTGCAGAGCCGCGGAGGGTCTTACGATGGATGGTGTTGGCGACATCGATGATCGTCTCGATGAGTGTCTCGTACCACTCACGGACCGTACCGGTGAAGGCTGGGCCGATAGAGAGGGACGAAGCTAACGCGACTGCAGCGCCGGTCGTCTTGTTGACGAACTTGCCTGGAGCGCGCGACCAGTAGTAGTTGGCGCCGTTGGCTGCTGTCACGAGGTCGTTGAGGATCTCGCGGTCGATCTCGAGAGCAATCTGCTCGGAGAGGATCGAGGTGAGCTCGACCTCGGCGTCCATCGAGTGATAGGCGTTGAGGTCTTGTGCGAGTTCCGGTGACCACTTGGCGCGAAGCTTACGGGTCTCAGCGGTGAGGGCAATCGACTCGATCTTGATGTCGATCTCTGGGATTGCCGGTGCCGGTGTAGCGCCGAAGTCGGATTCGAAGGATGGAACAGTGACTGTTGCACCGGACGCCGAATCGACAGAGAGGCTGGACGCTACGACGCAGGACAGTTCGCCCGTGGCTGCTGCGGTCAACGCAGTGAGGCCATTGGCGCCCTTGAGGACTAACTGAACGTGCGTACCGTTCAATGCATCCGGAACGAAGCCCGTGCCTGTGCTGAAGTTACCGCGCAGATTGAGACGACGAAGGTTGAGGACGCCCTCGCCACCTTGGTATGTTTCACCCCACGCAGTTGCATTGGCACCGAAGCCGCTGAACAATGCAACTTGCTCGACGGCGAGGAAGTCCGCCGCGGGAATTGCTGCTGAGATCGCGGAGGTTGGGACGTAGACGAAGAACAAGTCGAGGTCACCTTGTGACAATGCCGTCTCAACTTGACTGTCGAATCCTAACCAGCGAGCGTTGGATCCCGAGAAGTCGCTTGCTGATGCGACGATTCCACCTGCGGTCCAAGTAAGGGCATCGGCGCCCTTATAAGAACCGGAATGAACTGTACCTGCAGCGAGGTTAAGAGCAGTCATCGAGCCGGTTACGCGAGAGTAACCTGAACCGACGAGGTCGTACATACCACCTGTCGCGAGAGAGCCGGAACGAACGCCCTTACCCGCTGGGTTGTTGTAGAGAGATTGACCACGAGAGTAAACCTCTCCGGACTCGCCTAGTGGCTTACCGACGTCTGAGCCGTAGGTGTAATCAAGATAGAAGATTAGACCTGAGGGAAGGCTCATTGGCTGGATGGAGACGAGCTCGTTGGCGACGAGGCCACCGAACACGCGTCGGACGATCGGGAAGGCGATGTTGCTAAAGCCTTGGATCTGTCCGGAGCCGACGAGGCTGCCGCCGCCGGTCGAGAGAGCGTTGCTCTCTTTGAGGACTTGTGCAGCCTGGTTCTCGAGAAGTTGCGACATGACTTCGCGCTTGGTGCCGTCGAGGCCACGGAGGAGACCTGTGCGGCTCCACTTCTCTGTCAAACGAGCGCGCTCGGCACCGATGTGCTTATCCTTGATGCCTTGCGCTAAATGTTGTAGTGTAAATTGTTTCATTTGTTTCTCCTAAAAATATTGACTAAAAACGAATCACTTAAGACCTGCGAGCTTTGCCCAGCGATCAGCCTCGTAGCCTTCGCTAAGAACCGTCGATGCTGGACGCGTTGCTTGTGAAGAAGAGCCAAGAACTGGACGCGCGCCTTCCGCTAAAGAGCGAGAAGGTGTCGCTAGCGTTTTAACCAGGCTTTCATATACAAGCTTAACTTCTCTTTCGCTTGAAGCTTCGTCTAGACGCTCGATGATATCGGCCTTTTGGCGCTTCGTGAGCGATTCATTCTGGAGTAGCTTGTTGCAATAGAGGAGTTTCGTGTTGAACAGATTCGTTTCCGCCAACTTCTTACGGAGAGTTGAGGTCTCGTCCGTCGACCTTGTCATGGCGCCATTGCGGCGGACCACATTGCGGTTCTCTGCAAGAACCGATTGTAACTTGGCAGTGCGACGCACTGACTCGTTGAAAATATTTGCATAATAAGCATAGGCTTCTTGCATCTTCTTGGCTTGCTTCGCTTGCTCTTGAGCTTCTTGCTTCGCCTTCTGGGCTTCCTGTTGCTTCTTCTGCTTCATCTTTTGTTGAGCCTCTTGCTGCTTCTTCTGAGCCTTTTGTTGGGCTTCCTTCTGTTGCTTCTTGGCAGCCTGAGCCTTCTTCTTTGCCTCTGTCTGGAGGCGAGCTTCGCGAGCTAAACGACGGCGAGCTTCTTGAACTTGTTGTTGTCCTGCTTCTTCCATCTCCTGTTGCTCTTCTTCTTTATCGTCAACTTCGCCATATTGATGCATACCTTGCTGCTTCTTCTGTTGTTGTTGACCTTGTTGCTTCTTCTGTTGTTGTTGACCTTGTTGCTTCTTTTGTTGTTGTTGACCCTGCGACATTTGAGCTAATTCATCCATTTCTTGGTCTAGCTCGTACATTTCTTCCATTTGGTCGACGTCTTGATCACCTTCCTGTTGATCGTCCGTTTCATCCATTTCGTCAACTTCTATCATGCTTTTCATCTTTTCGGCTTCATCGGCGGTTACGAAACCGCTATCGATACCGAGCTTCCACCAGCCTTCATCGCCGTTTTCGGTTTGTAGGTTTTGAGTCTCTGAGAGCTCGATGTCGAGGAAGGGATCACCGAGATCATCAGACTCGAAATCTTCTCCGCTAGAAACATCGCCAGGACCATGTCCCCAAGATTGTACGTCATCGGCCGCCTCGCGAAGCGAACGCATACGAGCGATCTCGCGACGAAGCATGTTTTCATCAATTTCTACTATTGTGTTGTCGCTTAAACGTTTTGATTCCATTTTTTGAGCCTCCTCAGCTTTTTCTTCTTCACCGCCGAGGTCTAACTCCTCGGATTCCTCTTCTTCCTCACCTTCGCCCGCAGAGCCTTCTTCACCACTGAGGTCAAGTTCATCTCCACCTTCCTCAGACTCCTCTTCGGCAGGTTCTTCGCCCTCTTCATCGGTAACGAGATCGACGCCGAGATCGTCTAATTGATCACCGACTTCATCAGGGACGTTTGTGAGTTTTAGAGTTATTTCAGCCTCAGTTAATGATTTAAGATTCTTTTTCATGTTGTAACGCTCCACGAGCTTGTTGAGTTGTTGGTATAATTTTTCTAATTTTCCTTCGTAGACTCCTTTGTCTTGAAGGTTTCCTGCAGATTCCTGCAGGTATTCATAAACGGTTTCAATCTCAGAGACCATCTCTAAGATTTTTCTTTGGTAGTTAGCTGTTTTCTTTATGGATATGCTAGCTTCCAAAAACTTTTCTACCGCTTCGTTAAGTTGAAAAAGTTTTGACTCAATCTTAAGAGCGGTTGACGCGTTGAGTTTTTCAACGATCGGATTTAGTAATTTTATCGATTCGTTGCTCAACTCATATTGACCATCGACGGGAGATGCTTCAACACTTATATCATCTAAATCTAATGTGACTTTTCCCTCTTCATCAGGTAACGACATTGCCGCAGCGACGCTAGGATCGGTCTCGACAGGTACTTCGTCGGTTACTGGTGCTGCTACGCTAGATGCTAAACTGTCGTCAGTAAGAATATCGTCCTTAGATTCTTCATCTGAGGCTTCTCTTAGAAGTTCTGCTTCAATTAAATCCTTAATTCGCGGTGAAACTGCTTCGATTAACGCTTTCTTGGCGTTGTCTTCAGCAATTTCTTTTAGCTTTTTTACGTCGGCTAAAGCCTCTTCATATAGTTGTTTCGACATACCTTCTAGTGCCTCTCTTATTTTAATTATCGTTTGAATATTGATTATTCAACTGAGCTTTTGCCACGTTGTAAATTTTCGCCCAGAGATACTGTCCCAAGTCTAGGAGCAGTAGCAGAAGGTGATGCGGTATTGACGCTTGGATTTTTCGTATCAAAGCTTGGCTTGATGTCTTCGGGAGATATTTTTGGATCTGCATCTTTATCTACGCCATCTGTCTTGCCAGGTCCTGGCGAAGTAAGATCGGCGAAGTATGGGCTAGCAGGGTCGCCTGCTTTACTCCATTTTACCTCTGAGGTGTTTGGAACCGTACCATTGTTTACTCCGTAACCAAGGTCTACTCCATTACCAAACATTTCTTTATCGCCTTGTCCATTAATAAAATTTTTCGCAACAGCGACTGCTGTGGAAGCCGCCTCAGCGTTATTTTCTTTTCCGTCGTATAGGCCGCTTAATCCTCCCTTGAAAAGCTTCGACAGCCTGTCAAGTTTTGCAGTTTTTGTGGGTAAATAAATTGTATATCGTCCACTACCTGGTGTTCCCATAATAATTACCGCCTTTCAAGGATAATCAAGTCAGATACCACGAAGGATGCGAGCCCGCGTTTCGACTATTTTCTTAAGTCTATTGCGAAGACGTGTCTCTTCGATTTTAAGAGCTTTAATATAGTCGATCTTTTTTTCAAGAGCTTTATCAGAACCAAATTCGTCAGCGGCAACTTCTTCTGCACCAGAAGCGCGCTCCTCAGTTGATTCCATGTCGCCGAACTTGGCAACTTCTTCAGCTATAATTTTCTTTAATAAATTGCTTGTTAATTTCATTAGTATTCTCCGTACAGCATTGCTAAATATTCTGAAAAAAAGGAATTACGAAAAAATTATTATTATTTCTTCGACTTACCCATAAAAGCTAAATCTGCCCATTTCGATGCAGCCTCTTCGCCAAATAAATCTTCTGGATTATGAGAGGCGACCAAATTTTCTATTTTTCCACTTGGCATCGGTGCTTTCATTCTATCGTTTTCTAACATGGTCGGCAATGTTTTAGCAGCCGTATCAGCTAATATCGATGCCATAATATCATTTCCACCGGCTTCTAAACGTATAGCTTCACGCAATTGTGCTGATTGTAATTTAGTTTTTGAAGCATTTTGACGCATGACAGCTGCTGTTGTAATGGGAGATTGTTTCGCGACCTTTTTACTACTTACTTCGTTTATAGACTCTACCAAATTATTGCCCATACCCTCTGCAAGAATCTCTACTAAGCACTCTTTTACGATCGCCTTTAATTGACCCTTGGTAATTCCCATATCAACCTACACCTTCCCAAAACGTCGTTCCATTAACTGATCCTGTTAAAATTGGCATTTGATCGACATCTATTCCAACTAATTCTGCGTAAATGCTGACAGGGTGACTGTCGACTGCCGTATCTGATCGAAGATATATTTCTTTTATCCTTGCGTCAAATTCGAACTGTTTTCCAGCATCAATTTTAAAATAATTGGCTTTTTCTACACCGTTCGAGGTAAAGCCGACGCGAATGTAAACATTGCTACCTGTGTTTTGATTCCAGACAAAAACGCGTTTAGTGATTTTTGGAAAATTATAACCATATGTTATATTCGGAAACACGACAGAGGATGTTACCCACGGGAGACCTGGTCCTATGAATTCATTTACTGAATTATATCCGATTCTTGGTTCTTTTAGTCCCATCACTTGCCTCCATAAGAAATTATATCATTTAATATTCTGTCAATTCTATCAGATTTATTAAAGACTTTTTGGAGTTCAGCAGAAGTAATTCTGCGACCCTCTGGAAGCATAAACGCCCCTGGCGTTGATGGCTCGGAAACATAATCCCAACATATAAGTTGAAAGTCATCTTGTACGACGTGATAATCGCCTTGTTTTTTAGTAGAACCAACTCCTCGAGAAGAAATACCAAGTTTTACGCCTGACTCAACAAGAGATTGAAGAATCTTACCTGAAGGTGTATCTAGTAATTCGACAGTACCGTATACTGTTCCACCCTCTAGATAAGCTTCACGAATAACGTGCGAAACATTTTTGAGATTAACGACAGATGAATCTGGATGATCGAGTTCGCCTAACGCTCGATTCTCTACAATAAACTTTTGATAGTTGCGAATTTCTCTTTCAAGAACATGCTGCGGGTAAATACGACCATTTTGATTTAGCGTATCTGCTTTTTGCAATATGCCCTTCATCATTACCTTACCGCTGTTCTTTTCGCGAGATTCTTTAATCATCTCCGGTGTATAATCGAAGATTTCATAAGAATTTAATAGGCGCAAGTCTTTCATGACTCTTCTCCTTCATTTTCTGTAAGTTCTTGACGTAGTGTGGAATACAACATGAATTTGGATACTGTAGAATCGTCCACAGAGTCAAGAGATTCTGACAGTATTCTCGATTTTGTATCCTGTAGTTTATCGATAACAAAAGTATTGTCGTGTTTTTGAACCGTATAAACGTCAATCGCTTCAAGAAGCCCACTGCGAACTTCTTCTAACTTTCTCTTGATAGTTGTTTGATCTTCATTAGCGGTGGAAAAAGCGTATGCCTTGATGATCTCTCTTTGATCGTTATTTAAAGTCGTCGAATATTTTTCATTCAATTTCTTCATCATGACCTTCATAAGAAGACGAGTGGTTCCAGGCGTTTCGTCTATTAATGCTTGATCTTCTTTTTTCTTTTCAGTTATTAACCATTCGCGTAATTGATTTTCGTAACTAGCAAGCGACACAATATCAGCTGTACCAATTGGTTTTCTCCATTCATTAAATAAAGTTTGTATTGTTGCGTACAATCTATATTCAGCGATTGGTTGATCATAGAAATTTTCGTCTTTAATCATGTGATTGATACTACGTATCAATAGAGATTTTTCTCTATCCAACGTATCGTAATCCAAAGATTCGATCGCAGCTCTTGCTTCCTTAAGAATCGATGTCGCGACTGAGTCTCCACTAACTGTGGTTTTTATTAACGCATTAAAAATACGAAATTCTTTATACAGTTGAGTGCCTGGCTTGAAATATCTACGAAGAATTTTCAAGGCGGTCGCCGACTTTCGTTTGTTGTCTTCAACAAGGGCGCTTGAAATAGTCCTTATCAAAAATTCGTATAGCAAAGCAGTGTTTCTTTTTTTGTTGTGCGTTTTTGACATCGTACGCCCTTTCAATCTCCATCAATATTAAATAAATCGTTTTCTTCAGTAATTAATGTCTGATCGTTTATTTCTTCCGAAAGTAAACCTGAATTTTGTCGTTGCGTTATTTGTAACGCGGTAGACATTTTTTGAAGTGTCGACTGTAACGACATTGGCAAATTTGGACGAACATAATCTTCTTCAAATGAGCGAGATTCCTTGAAAGGATTAATCGCTCTTTTTAAATCAGCCATTCCGTGCGGGTCCTTCATGCCCATCCCGTCTGCGTCATAGTCTGTCATACCCTTGAAGTCTGGCATGTGATCCTGATATTTTTTCCTGCGGCTTTGATCGTATAAAGCTTTTTTTAGTTGCGATTGTGCCTTTACTGGCAATTTGTCTTTTTCGAATAATGCTGGCATAAATTCTTCTAAATCGTCGCCGTTCGTTAACAGCTCTACATCAATGTGTTTTTGTGATATATCGTCGCCCGCAAATAAACTTTCGCCTGCTTCTTCTCCGCCTGCTTCTTCTCCACCTGTCTCTTCTTCACCAGCAGGTTCTTCTTCACTGCCACTTGCTGCAGCTGGTTCTTCTTCCGGTTTTGCAGCGTCTATCGTTTGATCAACAATTTTTTCTTGATAACGCTGCTCGTCTATTTCGCCTATTTGTTCGTCTGTAAGACCCCAAATCATTTTACGAGCAAATTGTTTGCTACCCATGCCTTCTGGTATCGATCCAGCTATTTCGAATTTGGAGCGCCAAAGTTCTAGTTTTTGTTGCTGCGCGACAGTGGAAGGATTAGAAAGACGTAATGTAAAGTTTTGAAGATCTTCGGCGTCAAAACCATTCGCGTATAAGTGAACTATCGCGAGTTTATTGAGCTCTGATATAAGAACTTTTTGAATAACATTGATGGTTCGAGAAAAGCGAATATCTTCCTGCGCAAGAGTCGCTTTAGACGCTAACATCTCATCGTATCCTAAATATGCACGCGGTATTTTCAAAGCAGCAAATAGTTTTTTCTGAATATATGCTACGTCTTCTACCGCCGCCGCGTTTTGTCCACCCGCCAGGGTGTCAATTCTAGTGCCAGATTCTCCTCCACGAACGGGTATAAAATAATCGTCCTCTATGCTTAGCGGAGCATAACGAAGATCTAAACGACCCGTCGCTCTATCTACTACTTGATTAGTACGCAGGTTCTTGCGTTGTTCCTCGACGTACATCGGTACGTTTTCCGGAGGAACGTTGGCGACGTCAATGTAGAACACGCGGCGTTCGGGCGCGCGAACAACTCGATATACCAACATCGCGTCCTCAATGAGGATCAACTGTCGCCAGATACGGCGAGCAGGTTCGATGACTGAGGAGCCATAGGGCAAGAACATGTCGTTACCGAGGAGACGGAAATGAGTTACTTCCCAGTTCTCAAGGGTACGATTGCCAAGGGTCACCCAGCGATATCGCACGGCGAATGGATCGTTGGGGTCGTAGTTCTCTTCTCTCTCAATCTCGTTGACAGGGATGGGAAACGCGTTGATGACGCCATATTGGGGCGACACGTCGTTGTAGAGAAAGAAGTCTCCATATTTGACAAGGTTACGGGCCCAAGAACGAAGATTAAATTCGACGTTGAGAGTATTATAGAAGAGATCTTCCAGGATCTCTTTGATCTTTTCGTTGTCGGAATAGATGTGTAACGCACGACCCTTATCGTCTTGCGCGACTGTTTCGTCCGCGTAAATATCCATTGCGGCAGCGATTTCGGGTGTGTTGTGAGAGATAACGGTGTTTGTTGCGAAGTTTTTATATCCGTCTACCGTCAAATCGAAAAGAGGAATTACTCCATGATATTCTATAGAGACTACCTTGAGGTTTTCGTAGTTCTGAGAAAACTCTGTATAGTTTTTATATCCGTTCTCAGAAAGACGCTTGACAAGAACAGTCGTAGTCGTATCTAAAGAATTAGCTAATTCTTTCTTCGACATGCCTTTAGAAAACGCCGAACAAATTTTATCGAATGTAATAGTCTTGTTATATCTGTGATTATTCTCGCCTTGATTATTCCATCCTGCGTTATGCCAATCTGGGTTATAGGCTTTTGCAAATGTCTCAAAATTTTGATAACCGTGCTTACGAAGTTTGCGTTTGATTACGTTAAGGTCTGTATCAAGTACTTCACAGATTTTTCTTGAATTAAACTTAACTCTTTCCGCAATTTCGAGTATTCGCCCGAATGTGATGTCTTTTCTTTCGGCGGGGTTATTTTCTGTCATGAACCTGGAATGACAGATTTTAAACTGCTGAATCCAATCGGCGTTTTGCTCTGACCACTTAGCACCATTAAGGATCTCTGCGTGTAATCTGCGATGGTCTTCGTCAAACATTACCTGCAAATTTTCAGGTCTATTATCGTATTTAATAAAATTTCTATGATGGACAACCTCATCATCTATCAAGGGTGATCCTTTTAATATTTCGCCGATGACGCGATGTTCAGCAACCCAACCGTTCATTTTAGAACGTCGATCCATCGTATAAATCCAACGATAACCATCTCCTTCTTCTTTGCAACCATTAAAAAGGTCGCGACGGTAAAATGGCATCATCGCATCGTCACATTTTAAATCTTCAATTTTGCAAAATGTTCCGTCTCTTTTCATAAGACGATGGTTGGGAGTTCCAATAATCTGTTGACCATTGTCAAAAGTAACGGTATAAGCATGATCAATTCTAGTTTGACGGGCTTGTTTACCTAAAGCCGGAACAATTCTACCTAGGTTGTGATCATATGCATAAACTAAAAACTGTTTGTCTAGATTTTCTTCACATTCTGTGGCAAGGTCTTTTATCTTTTTATATCCCCCTGGCACGGCGATTAACGTGTCGCCGTGAAGGCAATATTCCATCTCGCTAAAATCCTGATATCTCATCAAGCGTTCAGAGAGGTTATACGCGTTCGCTGTTATTGTTGCGTAAGAAGGAGCTAAAGATTTTTGAAATAGTAACGCGCCTGAAGATTTCGTTTTGTCGGCAACTGCGATAGTAGTGTCGAGAGTTCTGAGCTTGCGTTTTACTACAGGACCACTTTTAAAAAGTTTCGATAATCTTTGAAATAACGATTGCGGTTCTTTTTTTATCATGATTTCTTGCCTCTCCAGTTAGGGAGATGGCTCTTCTTTCGTTAGTTATAATACTAAAAAAATGATCGTATACTTTTTATGCTCCTACGACGGCTTTGGTTGTCGGTTTTACTGAAACCTTTTTTTCATCCCCGGAAGCCACAGCTGTCGAAGGTGGAGTCTTAGGACCATCGACGTACTCCATTGGTGAAACTACTATTCTTTTCAAGATTTTTTCGGTTTCTAATAAATGCTTGTCTAGCGCAACTGCACTTGCGTCGGCGCTAGATTTTGCTTTTGCAGATGCTACTGATTTAAAAGACTCGATTGCTTTAAGAAGCTTGCTAGCGTTTTGAGCCATTGCGGCAGCCTGATCTTCACGATCGCCTTCCTTCAAAACTTTAACTTCTTCTGAAATAATTCTTCTTAGTTGCGAAATTGTTATCTTTGGCATATCGATTCCTTAACTTTAATAGATATTCTCTTCAAGCTATAAATTTATCTATATAGCCAAGAAAAATCTGTAACGTCAACATGTTTAATTTGAGAAGGGTCTTTAGGCTTATGCGCTTCTCTCGGATTGAATCCACTCATCATCGCATTGGGAACAGGTTTAACTGATTTAATATCGCCTGGCATATTATTTTGTTGTTCGACCTTCGTCGCTTTTAACATCGCATATGCTAATGCTGTTGCTTGTTCATTCGCTATAGAGTCTCCTGCAACCAGCCATGCAGCGATTGCGAGACTCATGATAAGGTCATCATGAGCATCTTTGGCAGCTTGAGCCCGAGCGCCGTTCCAGACGAAAGCTTGCAATTGGTCGTATAGGCGTTGCGAATAAATCTTAATTTTATTGTTTCTAGCCAGTTCTTCTAGTTTCGCCAATATTTGGCCTCGCGTTTTTGTTTGCGTTGAAAAACCAGGTACCGCGTTGGGGTCTGTTGGTCTAAATTCGAATGGGTCTCCCGCCGCACCTTGGTAATATAGTCTCGGATAACCGCTATCTCTTAATTTGACGCAAGTAAAATAACCAAAAGTATTTTGTTCTGGGCATATTAACGCGTCGTTATATAGCTTTCCGTATTCGAATAATAAGTCTGCTAATTTATCTGGCGGTATTTTGCCCATATACTCTGCAACAACTTCGCAAGTTGAATTATCGACAACGTGAAATGTTGAAAAATCTCCGGCGTCTCCTCTCGCTACATCCGAGGCAATAACATATTTGCTGCCTGATTCGGGTCGTCTCCATATCCAAACAGCCGACTGAGGACCGATTTTTTCTAATGGCGGGCGAATTGACTCTCTTATGGTTTCAAGGTCGCTTGGCTGTAGAAACGTATCTCCCGATGAGATAAAGTCGCAAAGAAACTCTTGGGCTACCTTGCGCTTCGGTAAATTCTTTGTCTCTTTATCTAACCAATCTTGATCATGTTCTGGGTGGACCCACCAAGGAAGCTTGATGGTATTGAACTCATTCTGTTTCGTTTCGCCGTCCATCCAGAGACGATAGTATTGACCGCCGACGCCATTGGGAGTAGAGATAATGATCGCATTGCCGCCAGTGGACAAGGTGGGATATAGACCAGTCCAGATGTCTTCAAAGTCTCTAATAAATGCAGCTTCATCGACGATCAATAGAGAGAGCGCTTCTGAACGACCGGCGTCTGGCGACGTTGGAATAGCGTTAATTTGTGAACCATTATCGAATCTAATAGCTTGTTTGGTAGGCTCGAATTTAGTAAGAAGTAACCACTTTGGTAAGCCATCTAACATGATTTTCACTTTTTTAATGAAGTTCATTGCCGTAGATAACTTAGTCGCAATAACTAAGACGTTTTTATCTTTTTTGAAAATCGCAAACCATACCGCGTATGCGGCAGTAACAGTTGATAATCCCAATTGGCGAGACTTAAGAACTATGTTGAAACGATTTTCTTCAAAGTTCTTTACACAGTCATCTTGAAAATCGTAAGTTTCAAAAGGAATAAGTCCACGCACAGTGTGCTGGATTTTTACGTAATTTTTCATAAAGTAGACCGGATCTTTTCCACATCGTACGATCTCCTTTATTTGTTCGTTTCTGGTAAGGGGTTGCGTCATGCTATTTCGAAAGAAGTCTTTCTGCGAATATAGGCTGTTCTTTTCGGATTGTGAACGTTAAATCCGATTATTTCGACTGACGTCGTAGTGTTGTATTCGCTCGTCGTTAAGGTTTCACCTGACAGATCTTTATAGACTTCCTTTACTCGCTTAAGGACTTCTGCAATAACGCCACGTGATTCTTCTTCGTACATTCGCTTCATTAATACCATTTCTTTTTCAGAAGCAAAATTGACGACAGCTTGATAAGAAGCTACTAAAACGTCGCCAGCCAAAGAAAATTTCACAGAATATGATGCGGTCTTAGGCGTAGATGTGCGGCCCCACGTCGTGTCTATGGCTTGGCCTAATGCATTGTAATCGATTTTAGGCATAGTATCTCCAACACTTAAATATACAGCTCTTATTCGAAGACGATATGAGGATTAATAAAAAACCGTTTTTTAACGGCTTTTTCTATTTTATCTTTGTCTGGTCTCCATCCATTTTGCCATTCTGTTTTATGAGAATAAACCCATGTATCAGCACAGGCGCTACAGCAACCAAACGTTTTATAAGTTTTTTCATCTTCTTTGTTGCTAAAACTTATTTCACAAATATCGCAAAATAATGGCATGCTTTTATTTTCGCAATTATCAGGTATTATCAAAGAATATCCGTTTTTATAGCAAATTTTTCTATTTTTGGGATAAGACGACCATTCACTCATGTATCAACTCCAAAAACGACTTTTGAGTCTTTTTCGTTTTTTGTTATTTCTAAGACGTGATCGACAACATCTTTCACGCCATCAACGTGCGTAATAATCAATATTGTCTTAAAGTATTTTTTTAAAGATGTCAGCAACCTATTGCAGGCTTCAACTGAAGAATCATCTAAAGTACCAAAACCTTCGTCTATAATAAAGATGTCGGGTTTTGGTAACGTCGATATGTTGATCATCGCGACGCGGATGGCTAATGATGCAATCGTTTTTTCCATGCCAGAGCAAAGCTCTACGATACGTCGTGAATCACCATAGTTGATGTAAATTTCAGAAGAATCCGTGCCTTCATCATTTTCTAATTCAATTGTAAAATCTACTATGCCATGTAGAATTTTTGCTATTTCAGTATTGATGATTGGTAACTGTGATTTGATAATAATAAGAGGAATGCCTTTCTTAGAAAAAGCGCCAGTTACTAATTCGTGAACTTTCATTTTTTCTAACAAACTATCTCTTACATTTTTTTCTTCTTCATACTTTTCTAAGCTAGCCGCTAATCTACCTTTTTGAGTGGCTGCAGCTAATTTTTGTGCAGAGAGAGCATCAACGTCGTCAGAAATAATTTCTATTTTTGACCTTAGGAAAACAACTTCTACATTTTCTTCGTTTTTTAAGGCTTCTTGTAGGTGTTTTAATCGTTGTTTGGTTTCTTTTAATTCATTGACCTGAGAATCATAACTGACGCGATGTTTCTCGAGTGCAGCTTCTCTCTTAGAAGATTCTAGAAGTAGTTTGTTTTCTAATTCTAAAAGTTTTTCTAATTTTTCTAGTTTATCTACGACATTTTCTTCTTTTAGTTTATCTAAGGAACTCGCGGCTGATTTTAGTTTTTCTTTTGCTAGTTCTGTTTTCTTCGTTTGTTCTACCACCTTAGTCTTGCTGATATGAGCGTCTTTGATAAATTTGCATGTCGGATACTCATCTCCACAAGGTACTTCATCTAAGATTTTTAAAGATTTTTGGTGTTGCTTCAAAGAAGTTTCTTCTTTGTCGTAAGCGTACTGTAACGTTTGTATCGTAGATTCGAGGCTTTTATAAGCGTCGCGACGGAGTTTTAGATCTTTGATGTCATTTTCTTTTTTTACTGAAGAAATTTTATCTAACTTTTTTGAAGAATCTAAGATTTCGATGTTTAATTTCTGTATTTCTTTTTCACAATTATTGACTAGCGTTTCCAACGATGATATTTGTCGTTGATGTGCTTCAACTTGGTTTTTTGTAACTGGCGTTATATCTTTGTGTTTAGCTAGCTCAATCTGTAACGTCGATTGATCGTGCTGTTTTTCTTTGATAAGCTGTGTTAATTCTTCGATTAATTTATTCGCATCGTTGATTGAGTTTCTTGTCGTTTCAAATAGGTTTTGCCAATCTCTATCAGGACAATTTTTTAATTGCGATTTTAAACTTGTCAATTCTTTATTTGCTAATTCGTGCATTTTATCAAAGATATCGAGATCCAGAAATTTCGATAACACAGCTCGACGTTTTGTGGAGCCTTGAGAGATAAAATGATTGGTTTCACCTTGCGCCGCTAAAGAAGTCATCATAAAATCTTCTTGGTTTCCGATTAGCGCGCGAATTACTTTTTCTGTGTCGTTTCTTTGTTCGCCAGCCAAATCTTCTGCTTCGCCGTCTTCCCTAATCTTAAAAACGTTTAATGAGGTTGAGGCGTTTATAATGCCTTTTTTATTTTCTGTTTTCGAAGTTTGTCTTTCAACAATATAGTCAGTCCCATCGTGGTTAATGATAGTTTTCGAGGAACAATACGGTTTTCTAATGTTACAAACGTGAATATTTTTTACGGGTCCGCGGTCCGTAGCGTTAAAGAGAGAATACATCAAAGTACCGACTATCGAAGATTTGCCAGCTCTATTCGGTCCAAAAACACCGACTATACCACTTAAGTTGTCGAAATTAATTACGTTGTCTTGTCCGTATGCAAACATGTTATCAAACTTGAGATAACGTAACGACCATTTTGAATTTCTAGTAATATCATCCTGTGCAGTGACGTTTAAAAGACAATTTTTGACTTGTTCAGCGAGCGTTTCCCACTCGGGCCGAGATATTTGCGCGCTAGAATAATAGTCTTTTATTAACTTTGTTAAAACATCTGGATTTCTTAGATCGGCTTTTTCAAGCGTCGATGAGCCTGTTTTAATAACTGATTTATCTACAATAAAATCTGATTTAAAAGTTACTTCTGTGGCTAACTTTGCATTTTTTAACGTTTCACTAATTAATTGAAAATCCTTTTGCCCAAGAGCATCAGAGGATCTAATCCTAAAACGAGAACCGTCCGGGTGGATAGAAGCTGTCGTCAATAAATCCTTGGTTGAACCGTTCCATTGAATAGTCACATAAGGCTTTGGATTGGGTAATTTCTTGAAACTGACGTCCCAAGTTCTTTGATCATCAATTTCCCAAAGCAAATAACCATGATCTAATTCTTCTGCATAATTTTGTTGAACTGGCGTGCCGGGATAGGATATCCACGGTTTCTTTTTTCCATTTAAACAATCTCGATATCCGAGATGTTGCATTTGGTGAATATCCCCGAGCATGACGAAAGGATAATCTTTAAAAAACTCAAGATTCATTCCTTCCATTTCCCACCCTACTTCAGTTTTAGATCCCTGAACCGGGCCATGATAGCATGCGATATTTACTTTTCCACTTTGCGGTTTAACTTCATTCCAGCCCTCTTCATCAAAAAGTGAATATACACACCAGTTATATCCTGGATGAAATTCATATATACCACTCTTTTTGTATAGGTGGACGTCAGGATTATTTAGAGCTTGTACTATAGGCGAAACTGCATCTTGTCTCGAAAGATTAACTAAATTACCATCGTGATTTCCTAGAGTTAGATGAACTGGCGCGATCTTTGCCATCGAGTCTAACCACCATGTTAATTGATCAATATATTCTGGTGAAATACCTGTAGTTTTTGTGTGAAAAATATCACCGCCTACAAAGATGTGATCAACTTTATTCTTTTTACAATC